GCGTTAAAAACAAAACTAGAAAGATTTACAAAAGATGCTAAAAGGAATAATGAAAAAGACCCAATATTTAAAAAGGGTAGAAGGTTAACGGTACTAAAATCTATTGAAACTACTCAAAACAAATTAAATGAATTAAATAGATTTGGATTAAAGACAGCAAAACAAGACCTCCAATTAAAAGAAGCAAAAGCATTAGTAGAAAAAGGTCAGTTTAGAAGAGCGAAAAATTTAGTAAGTGAAGCACAACTATTAAACTTAAAAGACGCTGAAAATTTACGTTTAGCAAAAGAAAGGGTTGCTGAAGAAAAAAGATTAGCTAGAGAAAAAGAAAAACAAATAAGGTTAGACAAGAGTAGAAGGCAAGCAGTTATAAAGAGTGCTGCTATTGGTGGTGGCTTTCCATTGCTATTCGGAGGTGGATTAGGACAAGCTATACCAGGTGCTATTGGTGGTGCGTTAGGTGAAGCAGCAAGTCCTGGTGGAGGTTTTGCTGGTTCTATTGCAGCTACAGCTTTAGTTGCTGAATTAACAAAAATTGGTACAGCATCTATTGAAACAGCCAAAAAGATGGGCACTTTGAATGGAAAGTTAGAACTTGCAAGAGAGCGATCTTTGTTTACATCAAACGAAACTGAAGAACTGGCTCGTCAACTAGAAAGACAAGGAAAGGTACAGCAGTTAAATAATTTATTATCCAATGAATACCAACAAATAGTAGGCAGTAAAGGAGTAGAGAATCTAAGAAAACTAAATGAGGTATCTAGTGAGTTTAATAGACTTATGGGAATATTAAAGACTAAATTTGATGCGTTTATAGCTGGTCCTTTAACGGATTTACTACAGTTTTTAAATAAAAGTTTATCTGCTGATGCAACCGCGGGTCAATTTAGAAAGTTTAGAAGAAGTTTAAAAGGATCACAGAAAGAATTTTTTGAAGAACAATTAAAAGAGTTAAGAGGAACAAGAGGTAAAAGTTCTGGACCGATTACAACAGCAATAATGGAAGAAATGTTGAAAAGATTTCAACAAGCACCAAATGTTATTTCTAAAGGTAAATCTGGTAAAAAATTAACCCCAGAAGCACAACTAGGTATAGATCGTTTAGCAGATTTAGATGCAGAGATTGAAAAAGCTACATTAAAAAATCAACTTTCAGAAAAAGAGTTCGAGACTGAAATAAAAATACAAGAAATAATGAAAGGCACTGCAGGTGTAACTAAGGATCAAATAAAAGCAAAACTAGATCAACTAGCTGTTTTAGCTAAAGAGCAAGAAGAAATACAAAAGGTAAAAAACCTGTATGACAGTATTGCTAACAGTATAGAAACAGGAATAGTTGATGCTCTTGAAAGTGCCATAAACGGAACCAAAACACTTGGAGATGTTGCTCGTAGTGTATTTACACAGATTCAAAGATCACTTTTACAGTTTGGTGTTAACTCCCTGTTAGGAGCTATTGGTATTCCTGGATTTGCAAATGGAGGTAGGCCACCTGTAGGCAGAGCTTCAATAGTGGGAGAGAAAGGGCCAGAATTATTTGTACCTGACAGAGCAGGAACTATAATTCCAAACAATCAATTAGGAGGCTCTACAAATGTGGTTGTAAATGTAGATGCCTCTGGAACAAATGTAGAAGGTGATGAAAATGAAGGTAGAGAGCTTGGTCGTCTTATCTCAGTTGCAGTACAATCTGAAATAATACAGCAACAAAGACCAGGAGGATTACTTGCATAATGGCTACGTTTCCCTCAATAAAACCCACATACGGACAACAGAAAAGATCCGCACCAAATACAAGAACGGTGCGTTTTGCTGATGGTTATGAACACAGAATTTTATTTGGCCTTGCAGAACATCAAAATCCAAAAATATTTAATTTTACTTTTAATGTTTCAGAAACAGAATCAGATACCATAGAAACATTTTTAGATAATAGAGCGAATGATAGTGCCAGCTTTACTTTTACTCCTCCAGGGGAAGCCAGTTCATCTCAATTCGTTTGCGAAACATGGAGTAAATCAATACCATATAACAATAGAGCTACAATTCAAGCAACTTTTAGAGAAGTATTTGAACCTGCAACATAATGACAACTGTTTGGTCCGCTGGTGATAGCGTAAATTTAAATGAAGTTGTAGTTCCTACAGCAGCAAGAAGAAAAGATGGTTTATTTTTTCGGGTAACAACAGCAGGAACAACAGGAAGTAGCGAGCCAAATTGGGTAAGTACAGTGGGTGAAACTGTTTATGATAATAATGTTCAATATGTTTCTTTTAGTAGCACCTTCAGTGATATTCAATCCATAAATCCATCTGCTGTTATTGAATTATTTACTTTAACATTACAAAATAAATTGCATTATGACGCTTGGGAGGCAAATAAAGCTTATACAGTTGGCACTATAGTTGATTCTGCTTCATCTAATGCAGGTGTTGTTTTTAAATGCACAGTTGCAGGTACAAGTGGTAGTAGTCAACCTAGTGCTTTTGGTTCTGCTTCTATTGGGCAAACAGTAACAGATAATCAAGTTACATGGACTGCTCAAAGTGTTGATATTTATTATTTTCATTCGGGCAGCAGTTTAAATGCTAACAATAAAATTAAATGGCAGAATGTAGATTATCTTAGATTTCCTATACAAGCATCAGGTTTTGCTTTTCAAAAAGGACAGTTACCTAGACCAAAGCTTGTTGTAAGTAATGCCACGGGATTAATTTCTTCCATATTACTTAGCGTTAACCAGGTGACAACAGGTAATGATTTAACTGGAGCTAAAGTAACAAGAATTAGAACATTAGCTAAATTTATTGATGCTGCTAATTTTGCTGATGGGCAAAATTCAAATGCTGATCCTACAGCAGAATTTCCCAGAGAAATATACTCAATAGATCGTAAGTCAGCAGAAAATAGAGAGGTTGTCGAATTTGAACTTGCAGCACCTACGGATCTTGCAGGAATAAGAATACCGAAAAGACAATGCACCAGAAAAGATTTTCCTGGCATTGGTACGTTTTCACAATGACTTGGCAAAATGATGCGTTGGTTCATGCGAAAGACCAAAGTCCAAAAGAAGCGGTAGGACTTGTATTAAATATACGAGGCAAACAAAAATATTTTCCTTGTCGTAATTTGGCAATAACGGATCATCAATGTTTTATTCTTGATCCAGAAGATTATATTAAAGCAGATAAGACAGGTGAGATTATAGCTGTTTTTCATAGTCACCCTATAAATCCTCCCATACCTAGTCAGGCAGATAAAATTAGTTGTGAAGATAGTGGATTACCTTGGTATATTGTTAATCCGACAACAAAACAATGGGCCTACTTAGAACCGTCAGGATATAAAGCACCTTTATTGGGTCGGCCTTGGGTTTGGGGTATTACTGACTGTTGGAGTTTAGTCAGAGATTGGTATAAAGAACAAAAAAATATAGAACTTAAAGATTGGGATAGACCAACGACACCACAGGAGTTTCTTGAAAATCCATTATTTGAAAGTTGTGCGTGGAGAACTGGTTTTAGAGAACTTAGAAATGACGAAAGATTACGGAATGGAGATGTTCTACTAATGTCTATAATGCACCCAACTTTAAATCATGTGGCATTATTTTTTGATGGTGATGTTATTCACCATTTAACAGATAGACTATCTTGTAGAGAGCCTTACTCTGAATGGTTGTTAAAATGTACAGGAAAGAGGTATCGGTATGCTTCGTAAAGTAAAACTGTATGGCAAATTAGCTGAATTTGTAGGTCATGAAGAATTTGAGGTAGAAGTTAATAGTGTTGGACAGGCTGTAAGCTTTTTACTTAATAACTTTCCACAATTAGAAAAGTATATGAGTCCTAAATATTATCAGGTAAAAGTTGGTAATTATGATATTGATGAAGATGAAATACATTACCCTGTTGGCAAAGAAGATATACATTTTGTACCAGCTATAACGGGTGCAGGTAGAGGATTCGGAAAAATATTATTAGGTGCTGGTCTTATTGGTCTATCATTTTTATCTTTTGGAACATCTGCGGGAGTAGGAGTTGCATTTGCTAAAGGTTTTGCAAAAGTTGGATTACTCCAAAAAGGGTTATTTTCTGTAGGTGCAGCCTTAGTTTTAGGGGGTGTAAGTGACTTGCTATTTCCATTACCAGAACCACAGGATTTTAATTCAGAAGAAGATCCACAGTTATCTTTTAGTTTTAGTGGGCTTCAAAATACATCAAGAGCAGGTACTCCCGTTCCAATAGTTTATGGTGAAATAGTTACAGGAAGTGTTGTAATAAGTGCAGGTATTGACACTAACCAGGTGGAAGCATGACTAAAAATCCTAAGATTATCAGAGGTGCTGGTGGCCCTCCTCCTCCCCCAAAACCATTTCGTGCTCCAGATACATTACATAGTAGACAGTTTGCCACTGTACAAGATTTAATCTCTGAAGGTGAGATTGAAGGTTTTGCATCTCCCTCAAAAGCAGGAATTACCGATAGAACTTCTACTGCATATAATAATGCTGCCTTAAAAGATGTTTTTCTAAATGATACTCCTATTTTGAATCAGAGTGCCGATAATAATAATCCTGCCAATAGTGATTTTAATTTTCTAGATGTTACTTTTAGAGCCAGATTTGGTTTGGGTACTCAATCTATAATGAGAGGCATACCCACTGAGACTCGTAGGCCGATTGCTGTAAGCACAGCAGATGTTCTTCAGTCAGGCAATGGCGTAGTCAAAGCAGTAGCTAATCAATGTGATGCTGTAATAGTTACCCTAACTTGGGCACAAATTCAAAAATCAGAAGATAACGGAGACATACATGGATCTACTGTCCAATATAAAATTTCTGTTCAACCTAGTGGTGGTGCTTATGAAGAAAGAGTTAATACATCTGTAAAAGGTAGAACTGCTGATTCTTATTCACGAGATCATAGACTTGAAATGGTTGATGCTTCTGGTACTCCTCTTAATTTTCCTGTTAATGTAAAAGTTGAAAGAATAACTGCTGATGCCAGTGCTGCTGGTTTTTTAAGAGATGAATTTAAATTTTCTTTTATACAGGAAGTTATAGAAACTACTAACACTTATAACAACAGTGCTTATGTAGGGTTACGAGTTGACAGTAAAATATTTAACGCAATTCCAAAAAGAACTTTTCGGGTTCGAGGTATAAAAGTAAGAATACCAGGTGCAGGTGCTAACAATTCCGGTACTCCTACTGTTGATTTACAAACAGGAAGAATAATCTATCCAGATAACTACATTTTTAATGGAACGATGCAAAGTGCAAAGTGGTGTAGTTGTCCAGCTATGATATTGCTTGATTTGTTAACGACAAAAAGATATGGATTAGGGGATCATATTGCTTCAGATCAAACAAACGACTCCACAACTTATTCTAATATTGATCTATTTAGTTTTTTTGCAGCTTCTAAATATTCAAATGAGTTAGTGTTAGATGGCACTGCTGCTGGAACTAAAGAAGCTAGATTTAGTTGTAATGTAAATATTCAAAGTCCAAAAGAAGCATACACAGCAATAAATGAATTAGCAGGTGTTATGAGATGTATGCCGATATGGTCAGCAGGAACTATTAATATCTCACAGGATCAAGAAACAACTGCTAGTTATTTGTTTAATTTAGCCAATGTAGGAGAAGGAGGATTTAATTATCAGGGTAGTAGTTTAAAGCAACGTCATTCTGTTATTTCTGTTAGTTATTTCAATATGGATTCTAAAGAAATAGATTTTGAAGTTGTAGAAGATGATGCAGCAATAGCAAAGCTTGGAACGATTGTAAAACAGGTAAAAGCTTTTGCTTGTACTTCTCGTGGTCAAGCTGCAAGACTTGGAAGGGCAATATTATTTGCAGAACAAAACGAAAGCGAAACAGTTACTTTTACAACTTCAATAGATTCTGGAATGTTAGTTAGACCAGGTGCGGTTATAGAAATAAACGATCCAGTAAGAGCAGGAGCCAGAAGAGGTGGTCGTGTTGTAGCAGCAACTACTAGCTCTATTACTATTGATTCAGCAAGTTCAACTCTTTTAACGCATAGTGATGGTCAGGGTACTCTGTCTGGCCCAGGTATAGCAGGTAATTCACCTACTATTTCAGTGATTTTACCTGATGGAACAGTTGAAACAAAAACAATAGAAGCAGAATCTTCAGGTGTTTTAACCTTGGATTCGGCTCTTTCAGCAGCACCAAATGTTAATTCTCCTTATTTAATATCAAGCACTACACTTGCAACCCAACAATTTAGAGTGATACAGGTAGAAGAACAAGATGATATTAACTATGTAATTACTGCTCTAACTTACGTTAACGGAAAATATAAGTTTATAGAAGAAGGAAAACCTTTACCTACCAGAAATATATCGCTTTTAAATAATCCTGTTAATCCTCCAAGTAATTTAACTGCTACAGAAACAACGATTGTTATTAATGGAATTGCTAGAAGTAGATTACTAATTAGTTGGAAGCAGCCTACAGAAACAATTTTTGCAATTAATGGGGAATCTTATTCTCGACCTCAAGGGGTATCATCTTATCAATTAAATTATCGTATTGTTTCTGAGGACGGTAATGCAAATAATTTTATAACTCAGGAAGTTTCTAGTAATGATTTTGAAATCATGGATACTAAAAAAGGAAGTGTAGATATTGAAGTTTACTCTTACAGTGCTTCTGGCAAGCTATCAACTAATCCTGTTACTGCAATAATACAGACATCAGGTAAATCAGGTAGTCCAGATAATGTTACTGGTCTGACGATTGAACCTATTAATGAGCAACTTTTGAGATTAAGATTTAATCAATCAACTTCTGTTGATGTGTTGCATGGTGGTCGAGTGTATGTAAGACATTCAAACTTAAGTGAAACGCTTGCCACTTTTCAGTCAGCACAAGATGTTGTAGAAGCTGTACCTGGTAATGCAAATGATGTAATTTGTCCTGCACTTGCAGGAACTTACCTTCTTAAATTTCAAGATGATACTGGTAATTTTAGTGAAACAGCAGCAAAAGTCACTTCATCTTTAGTTGATATTATAGATTCTATCACTGTCAAAGAAGATAGAGAAGATACAGATTCAACTCCATATAACGGTAATAAAGGATTTGTAAATTATGACAGTACTCAAGGCGGGTTAATTCTTACGAATCCAGTAAACAACAGTATTGGAGAATATCATTTTGTTAATTCTCTTGATCTTGGCGGTGTATTTTCTGTTAATTTACAAAGACATTTTCAAGGGGTTGGGTTTTATTCGGGTGTTAATTTTGACAGTAGGACAGAAAATATAGATACATGGTTAAATTTTGACGGAACCGAAGCTCCCAATGCAAATGCAAAAATGCAGGTAGCGACTACAGACTTAGATCCTGCACAAGCTTTGACCGCTAGGTATGTATTATCAGGTCTTGGTAATAAAGGCTTAATTGGAATTGTAACAACTGATTCTAATGGAAATGCAATAGCTCATAATTTAACGGCTGGAGACACAATATTTTTAAGCATTACTAATGGTCTTGGTACGAATTTTCCTGACATGAATCGTGATTATGTAGTTGACCAAGTTATTAGTACAAGTATATTTCGGGTTTTATCTGATAATCAATTTGGCGTAACAAGTGCAGCAGCTGACTGTACTATTTCAAATAAATTTAAACAATTTAATGATATAGCAAGTGGTAGTGTTAAAGGTAGAGGTTTTAGATTTAAAATACAGCTTACAACAACAGATACGGCTCAAAATATGAATTTACAACAAGCAGGTTATAAAGCAACTATGGCTGCAAGAACAGAACAATCGAGCAAGATTACATCTGGATTGGGAGCAAAAGTAGAAACTTTTACAAAGCCATTTTTTGTTGGCACGTCGGGATTAGGTAATCTCAATAATTTCTTACCTTCTGTTAATATTTCTCCACAAAATATGGCAACAGGTGATTATTTTGTACTTAGCAATATATCTGGAACTGGTTTTACAGTGCATTTTAAAGACTCAAATGATGCTAATATAAGCAGAGATTTTACCTACACTGCTGCAGGTTTTGGCAAGGGAGAGTAAAATGAAAAAAAGTAGTAGTTAACTATGTCTGATGTTACAAATTATAATATCGAAAATGCTTCGGGAGCTAATGTCCGTATAGATTTAAATGCTGTTTTTGGGGCTATTCAATCTAATAATTCTAAAGGTTCTGATCTGGCTGACAGTCAATGTGTCACAGGAATGTGGTTTTTAAGAAGTGATACAAATACTTTAAAGATAAGAAATTCTAGTGACCAATTTACAACTGTAGGGAATATCAATTCAGCAAATTTAGGTTTATTGCCTAGATCAGGTGGTACGAGTGCACCAATGACAGGTCAGTTTTTGGCTGATGACTCTAACAGTGCAACTGCTCCTGCTATAAGTTTTGATACAGATACAAATTTAGGTTTGTTTAGAAAAGGTGCAGATCAGATGGGATTTGCCTGTGCAAATGCAGAACAAATGATATTTGATGCCAATGGTTTAACGCTTCAGGCAGGAAATAATCTTAGACTTGCTGATTCAGATAGCAGTAATTATGTAGCGTTAAAAGCACCTGCAACTGTAGGTACAAATTATACTCTTACATTGCCGACAGCAACGGGAGGTAGTGGTCAATTTCTTAAAACTGATGGTAGTGGTCAACTAAGTTTTGCACCTGTTACATCAACTCAGGCTTTAACAGTAAACGGTAATCTGACCGTTACAGGAACAGTCAGTGGTTCGGGTGCATCTTTAACAAACATTCCTTCTGCTCAATTAACAGGTGCTTTACCAGCTTTAGATGGATCTGCTTTAACTAATATTTCATCACAGATCAAACAAATAAAAGAAGTTACTGATTTATCACAACAAAGCACCACTAGCTCTTCTTTTGTTGATGCACTTACACTAACACTTAATAATACATCAAGCACTTCTAGGGTCTTAGTAATTTCAACTTTTCGTATATTTAGTGGTACTCCTTATTCTGATGATAGACCTGCTAATGCTAAAACAACTATTGGAGCAAGTGGTAAGTTTTCAGGACAGAGGGAAGATTTAAAGACTAATCCTCGTCAGTCATCTCTCGGAAATCAATCTACTATATTACTTGATGACAATTCTACTTCAGGGAATAGAGAATATAGGATTAGATTTTCCAAAACTGAATCACAGACGGCATTTATAGAAAATTGTAGACTTATAGCTATTGAGTTTGAAGTAAGTTAAATTTTTCTTGTATTATTTCCATATAATAAAAAACTGATATATTAGAAACAACACCTTATAGCTAATGGCAATTCAACCCGGTACATATAATTTTACGTTACAGCGTAGATCAGATCATAGTATTCCTTTGTTATTTAAAGATAGCAATAACGCAGCGATAAATTTAACGGGATATACAGTAGAAGCACAGGTTTGGGAAGAAACACGCACCACAAAATATGCGGATTTTGCTGTTACTTATACTGATCGTGCTGCTGGTTCTGTTTCTATAGCTTTAACAGATACACAGACAGCGACATTTACACCTGATGTTTTAAAATACGATGTTTTGTTAACTGCTCCTGGAGGCTCGAAAGAATATTATTTAGAAGGTACTATATATGTAAGTGAAGGATACACAGCATGACTTCTGTAAATGTTACAACTACAAAGAATACAGTTACTGTAAACGGTGAAACTAGGGTTGTTACTGTAAAAACGGCAGGGCCACAGGGTACTTTTTCTGATGGTGATAAGGGTGATGTAACTATATCAAGTAATGGTTCAAGTATTGTTGTTAATTCTGGAACGATAAATAATGCGAAAGTAGCTAGTGATGCTGCTATTGCTGGTTCAAAAATACAGGCATCATCTGGATCTAATTCTGGAACAATGTCTGCTGCTAATTTCACAAAGTTAGCTGGAGTTGAGACAGGTGCGACAGCTGATCAGACTGCAAGTGAAATTAAGACTCTTTTAAATAGTGATGGCCTTACTAATTCACAGATAAGTGGAAGTGCTGCAATAGCTGGAACAAAGATCTCACCTGATTTTGGTAGTCAAAATATAACTTCTACTGGAAATATTAGTGCTAATGCTGTTAGTGGTGCTTCTTTCAGTGGTAATGGTGCGAGTATAACTAATATTAATGCTGCGAATATAGCATCAGGTCAGATCGCTTCAGCAAGAGTTCCGACACTTAACCAGAATACTACTGGATCTGCTGCGACACTGACCACTGCAAGAACTATTGCTGGTGTTAGTTTTGATGGTTCTGCCAATATTGATATTTCTTACGCAAACTTAACTAATAAGTTAACTGTTGGAGATGGTGGTCTAACACAAAATAACTTTACTAATACTCTTAAAACAAAACTTGATGGAGTAGAAACTGGAGCAACCGCAGATCAAACAGCAGCAGAAATTTTAACTTTATTATCTGACCAGAATATAGCTACAACTGGAAATATAACAGCAGGTCAAAATTTAGCCCTTACTGGAACTACACCTCATATTAATTTTAATGATTCAGACCATAATCCTGATTACAGAATTATTAATCGTAATGGATCTTTAAATATTGAAGACCTCAATTCTAATATTTTATTTTCTACTACAACAAGCCAAGCTACTATTACACAAAATTTAGATTGTTCTGCTGGTGTTGATATAACAGGTGATTTAACAGTAAGCGGAAACATGACCGTTTCTGGAACGACTACAACGATTGATACGACTACGCTTACAGTTGAAGATAAAAATATTGAATTAGGTAAGGTATCAACTCCTACCGATACCACTGCTGATGGTGGTGGTATTACGTTGAAGGGTGC